GCGACGGCCTTGATCGCGTTCTGGGCTGCGGTCTGGCTGAACACCCGCATACCGTTTGTCGGCAGTGTGATAGCTGCGGTCAACGTCACCAGACCTGTATTCGTGTTCACGCTGGCAACCGTTGCTGCTGCCGCACCGACAGTGATGGCATCACCCGCGACAAACGGCACGTTCCTGGCGTAGAACGTCGTGGTGGTCGGAGCGCCGAGAGACGCATCAACCTTGGCGAGCTTGGCTGGAAGCCAGTAATACTGACCAGCGCCTGCTGCCGTCACCTGATACAGAAAGCTGCCAGGGACGATTGCACCGCTACCAGCCTGGATCGCCGCGCCACCCGCTGGTTTGACCAGCAATTCGAGGCTCTTGAGGATCTCGGGGATGTAGTTGACACCAGGGTTGGTGACAATGGTGCCCCAACGACGGATGCTCATTTACTGGCCTCCCCTGCTGCCGTTTCGGCGATTGGCCCGATAGCCACCGTTTGGAGCTCGAGTGCCTGTGAGATCCATGTAGCGCTGTGCTTCGTCGGCGGTCTCCTTGGTGTTGTCGCGGAAGGTGTTGTCCGCCCCTGGCTCGGCACCGTCGCTGATCGAACCGATCTCGCCCATCTGGACCACTGGCTGCTGATCAGCCATAAGATCCACGAACAGAACCTTGTCGGTGTCGAACAGCCTGCGCATCTTGTCGCGCTGCGCAGGGACGACCTTGCCTGCTCGAAGGTTCTCTCGGAACAGGCTGTCGAACTCCTGGTCGGCCAACTGCTTCTCGACAACTTGCAAACGTGAATTCAAGCTCACTCCATCGTCCTTCGCTGCCTTGAACGCTTTGGCAACGGCTGATACGGGATCCTCGCCGTCAGCGAACTCGACGCCAAGAGCAGCGAACGTCGTGGTGAAACGCTCGTTGTTGTTGCGGGAGTTCAACTCGGCCACGAAAGCAAGGACCTGGTCCGTGCTCGTGAATTCCCTCTGGTATGCCGCGTTGATTGCCGCGAGCAATTCTTCCATCGCTAGTTCACCTTCATCGAAGTCTTCTTCACCTTCGTCCTCGAAGTTGGGTTCGTGATATCCTGCGCTGAATGAACTTTCCTCCTCGTTGGTGGAGGATGTGAACAGCCACTGCTCGTCACCATACACGCCGATCACAAACGCGTCAGTGACTTCTCCATCGCCCAACTGTACAGCGGGCATTTGCTTGAAGAATGGACGGTTGGTCAGGCCACCCCCGAGCAGCACATTATCGGTCTTATCGCCAGATGGACTGGTCCAGCTGCCTACCTCGGCGCTGAAATACTTGTAGATCTTTCGTTCGAGATAGTCTTTGCCAAGATCAGTCCATTCAACGTCACCCCACAGTCCTGTGTATTCTTTATCGCCCACGTTACGCTTACCGAAGTGTAGCTCCTTATACCATCCGAGAGCTTTTCCTCGGTCATGTCCTTCGTCAACCATAACGTCCGTACCGAGGACACGATTGTCAAAGTTCCGTTTGAAAGCTCGCAGCACGGAAGCACTAAAGTCGAGGTCCCCGTACCAGGGATGAGTAAATTTCCCTTCTGGTAGTAGCTGTAGTGTGCTGACGAACTTGCCATCGGCGGTTTCCTTGAACTCCAACGTTTCAATGTCGTAGAACGCCGCCGTAAAGTCGCTGGCTGCTTTCTTCTGGTCGCCCACTCCTGCACTCCTCGCATGTGCTTGCAGATGTCGGAGTCCCGCCTGCTTGATAGCGCTTGGTACTCCCGTCACCTGATTCCATCGAGCAAGTGCATTACGAAGATGAGGTAGATCAAGACTACCAGAGCTAGTATGATGAGGGAGTGCCCGTACTTTGGCTCCGCCCCCTTTGGGTTGATAAACGATGGCATAGGCGCTGTCGGGCAGTCCTGTTTTGGTGCTGCTCTTCCAAGGGGCAAACTCGATGAGGTCTGGCAACAGGGAGGCGAAGATTTGTTCAAGATCCTCGGCAGTCTTGCCCTCGAAGAACTCATCGATGGCCGCTTGCTCTTCCGCCTTACGCCACGTACTTTTCGGTGCATTGATAGCACTCGGGTAGCGCTTCTTCACGGCGCTGATGCAGGCATATATCGCTTGCTGATCACTACCTCCTCCTCGAAGAACGCCATTGGCGACTCTTGCACATAGAGCCTTGGCAGGCGTCGGCCAGTTCTTGGCTGGCCGTGGTGGATTATCAACGCTCCACGGCATATACCTGCCTCCCGTAGTGATCGGCATTACCCTCAGGGGCTATCCGATCTCGGCACACTGTCAGCAATGCACCGATCATGGTTTGGTCCTGGCAGTTTGTCTAGCTGCCGCTGGTTGTGGAGTAGGAGCCTTCGCTGCTGGAGCCTTTCCTGCTTGTGCTGGAGGGAAGCCTGGCGCAGCAGGCTTGTTCACGCCAGTTTGAGCGTTCTGGCGTCGCTTGGCATCTCGGATCATCTGATCCTGCTTACCCTGGTAATCGATCTCGGTAAAACCAAGCTGTTGAGCCATAGCCTTCTCAAGCTCGATGAGGAAATCAGGCGTTACGTTGGTTTGTCGTGCTCCCGAGATATGCCTGAAGATATCCTTCACGGCTTCGCGTCTATCCGTGTAGCTGGGAGCGATCTGAAGAACAGGATACTTGCTACTACCGAAGTTCCAGTCGATGAGCTCTGGTATCACGTCGTTGTTGAATACGGTGCTCATGTCATCCATGATAGATTCAATGAGCACGAACACAAGATCCAGGTGCGCCTCGCTCAGAGCGTAAGAGCCTGTGTTCCCCGACGTGCCAAGATTCAGGATCTGGGCCAGGACGGCTTTAGCCATCTGGTCGTCGTGATGGTTGACGAACGGGATCATCTCGGCGGGTACCTTGGCACCATACTCTAACTCCAGGCCCCACCCTTCTGGGACGCTGATAGTTGTGTTGGTGCCGATGTTACTTACGGCCTGCTCGAAGATCCGTTTGTCGGTTGGGTCCACACCCTGCGGCACGCTGATCTTCTTCAGGGCCAGTGCCGCGATTGCGAAGCCCAGATGGCCGATATAGTAGAGCTTGTGCTTCTTCTGGTAGTGATAGTACGCTGGCAGAAGCATGCTCATGCCGAAAACAGGGTTCATCTCGCCATTCACGACAAAATGCAGGCACTTTTCCTTGAGCAAGCGCACCTGACCCTTGCTTGGGACGTTTTGCAGCGCTCCGTCGAAGTACCCACGAGCATCTGTCTGGAACAGCAGTGTGCGTCGGGGCCTGGGGGCCAGTTTGTCGAGCATGGTGACGTCCTGGCCGTTCACCTTCTTGACAACCCAGACTTTCTCGAGTACTTCGGCCCCTGTAAGCACGCTTCTGGCGAGAGAGGCCATCACACGGGACCACGGGATGGTCATACCGCCATTTTGCGGAGCATCGAACAGCTGACGATTGATAAAGTCGTACTCCGCTTGACCGCCATCGGCTGCCGTCAGGGTATGCTCACTAGCGCGGATGGGCATGGTGAGAATACGATACAAGCTCTGAGCCTGGCCGTCCTGCTGGATCATGCGCTCCAGCTCTGTTATGGGTACGTTGTAATAGTCGCTGCTTTCTTCCAGCCCGAACCACCCGAACGGATTTACTCCCGTAAAGCCGACTTCACCCAGAGGCTGCGGCTTCGGAGCAGGACTATCCGCGTCCTCAACGGGGATACGGGCTGCGAAATCAGCCGTGGTCATTGCGATTTATCATATAGCACACGTTGAGAAGTGCTAAAAGTGGAGCTTTCATAGATAGTCCTTCTCATTGGGCATGAGATCGTTGAGATTCATTGGCCCAAAGCCGAAATCCATGACGTTGGGCAGTAAGTTATTGATACCTCCCGTAACCTTCAGGTCTGTTATTGGCCCTACAGTGCGCAATTCAGCTGCGATAGTGGCGAAATTGTCGGCATGACGATAATGGTCAGGCCCTGTTTTCACCCAAACGACCTTTGCGATGCCTTTGCTGTCTTCCTGGATGTCGCGCACCATGTTTGCCATCTGGTTTATGAACTCTTCGACGTCTTCTGCCTGACTATCCTTCGGTTTTGCGAGATAAGTGCGACCATCGATCCATTCTTTAGCTGAAGTGTCGAGCGTTTCGGCTCTATCAAGCAGTAAAGTCTGGATTTCCTTGCTGCTGTACGAGAAAAGACCCTCTTTCTTCTCGGGTTTGTCTTCCAAACGCTCCTTGGTGGCCTCATTCTGGTCTTTGTAGTAGGCCATGAAGAGCCGCCTGTGACTCTGACGCACTAAAAGTCGCGCAGAATGCTTGTTTGGAAGAGCATCTATCACACCAATACGACACCCGAACTCGGTAAAGCGAGTATACGCCTCATCAAAACTGTTGGTAACCCCGAAAGCAATGATAGAGCGAGTGCCATTGGGAGCTATGTGCTTGATTACCCAATGCAGCAGATCGCCCTGGTCACAGCCAAAGACATTGAAGCCACTTGGCTCGTACTCTGGGCGCATGGTGTTGCGGATAGTATCGGTTGTGATGAAGTTCTCACCAGAGATAAACGGCAGCCCAAGATCAAAGTTGAAGAAGTTCTTCATAGCGGCAGCGCGACTACTGTGCTCAGCCTTCTTGTAATCCTGCCACTTCTTCTCTGCCGTGATAAACGTGAACGCCAGTGGGTTCACAAAGTAGCCGCGTGTACCCGTGGCAGGCTCTCTAAGATGTCCCTTAGCGTCGTAGACTGGGTCGGTAGCCCTACTTGGGTACTTTGCTACCCACAAACCGCTGCGACGTCGTAGAAGCCTGTGGCACTTGTAACAGACGAACCTATGTATACCCCTGCGCTGGACTATGTTGCGCCAGAAGTCGATGGTCTGCCATTTGTTGCATGCCTCGCACTTTACCATCCAATGGCGCTGGTCGGTAGTCTCGAACATGGCGTTTATCCCGTACTTGGGGATAGTAGGCGTACTGAACCGCCATGTGATAGGATTCTTGCTGGCTGTCAAGCGTTTTGAAAAGACATCCAGAATATCGGGTGGCGCAAAGTCGTACTCGTCGATGATTAGACCATCCGCTGGGATAGAAATGGCCTGGGTCTCTTTCTGCGCCCCGCGAAAATAAATCCAACTGTTAGCAATCTGCTTCTGGGTAGCATTATCTGCAGAGCGCATCCGCTTTCGCAAATAGAAGTTGCCGCGTATGACGGGATTGAAGCGTCCCTGGCTGAATTTGAATACATCATCAGCCGTGGGAAAGACATAAATGAAAGTGAGGTTGCTGTGATCACCCATCCAGAGGACTTTGTTGATAGCTGTCTCAGTAATGCCAATCTGAGCGCCCTTCTGGTAGACCTGATCTGGGTGGAAGTCACTGTACACGCCCATAAGCGGCATGTGATGTTTGAACTCAAGCTCCTCGCCCTTCTCAGTCTTGAGCTCTATGTGGTGCATCCAGGCTATGGGGTCGATCTCGGCCAGCATCTCTGCCGCACCTTCGGGATCTTCCTTTATGTACTCGGTGGCTTCAGCCAGCAGACGAGGGTTGATCATCACCCCAGACCTCTTCTCGTATTGATCCTAGCTCCTGCTGATCCATGGTAGCTCCACGCATCTGGTCGATGACCATGCGCCTTTGTGGAATAGGCAGGACACCTAATCGCTCCCGAAGCACCAGGCGTCTGTTGTCCACATAGACGGTGGGACCCGAACGAGCACCAGCCTCTTTTTCTTGCTGTGCGCCCATGATGCGGGACTGATTGTCGCTAATAAACTGGATCAGCTGCATAAGCTCTCGGGCGTTCTTGGGCCTGAATAGCTCTCTTGAGCCTCGTCGCATCAACTGCTCCGTGACCAGCTTTGCCAGGATGCCAAGCATCTTCATGATCTGGGCATCGTCCATCGCCATCTCGCGCAGGATGGGATCATCGCTCTGGCGCAGCAATCTCTTGAACTGGTTCTCGATGAGCAGGAGCTTCGCTTCCCAGTTCTCTGTATCGCGCCAGCGCATTATAGTCTTCACGCTTACGCGGATACTATACTCAGCATCCATTATGTCCCGTACTTTGCTCATGTTGCGGTTATTCTCGCGCCATAAGCGAAATGCGAGATTGCGGTACTTCCTGGGATATCTTTCCACGTGGGGCCAGTATACTATACGAAAAGCCAGATGCAAGGGAATTATTTGCTATGACAACTCAGGACACCACGTTCACAGGCGTCGCCCGACCCAATCGCAAAGTAGAGGTTGGCAAGGGTAACTTCTGGGTATATCAGGTCGACATAGAAGGGCAGTTCAGCGAGTTCGAGCTTTATGATGGTAACACGCTGGTTACTCGCGAGAACACGAGTCTGGAACTACCCGCGCCTGTACAGGTGCATGAGTTATACATACAGATTGATAGTGACCAGACGTGTAGATACAGTATCCTAGCCACGCCCGCCAAAGATCTATAAATTGTTACGGGTTTGTAATGTCTACCCAGAT